GTTCCTTGAAAACTAGTTTTAAATTGTTGTCCAGACAAATCTGCTTGTTGTGGAGTTGGTGCATTCATAGCACTTACTAAAGTTCCTGCTCCTAATCCTCCTGCTATTGCTGTACCTGTACCTGCTGCTTTTACTCCTAAAAGTCCACCAGCAGCAGTTTGACTACCAACTAAAGCTGTACCTCCGAATGTACCACCAGCTAAACCATATCCAGATAAAGCACCTATCCCACCAGCTATTAACGCATCTCTATTACTTGCTCCACTTGCTTTTGCTAACAGAAAACTTCCTACTCCAGCAGCTATGGGTATTAAAGGTGCAACCATAAATTTCTCCTATATATATTTGTTAGGTATATTCTACTATTTCTTAGACGAAGTATCAATACTTTGGGGAATCATTTCGTCAATAAGTCTACCAGTGTATTGGAACTCACCGACATGAGTAATATATTCTGTTATTAGAGCATAACACTTACCACCAATTTTATTCCATAGCCTTGAAAAAGCAAAGTCCTCACCATAGTATCGCTTAGTTTCTTTATCGTAGTAAGTATCAAAAAAATTATAGAGATTAGGTTTTAATATCTTTTCTCCGTCAACCACAGTTTCTTGGCGGATATTCAACTCTGGATAGTGTTTAATCATTTTTTCTAATACACTTCTTTGTAACATTAAACATCCAGTAGGTGTATGTGATAATTCAATCATTTCATTATCTACTTTAATATCGTGTTCTTGGTCTTTTATTCTTACTGGAAACATATTACCACTGGTACTAGCTTCTAATATAGTTCTATCTGGATAATCTTTATGTTTATTAAATATTTTTTCCCATTGCACTATTTTCATTGGATAAGGTATACTAAGTAAATCCATATCTTTTTCTATCATCTTAAATATAGAATCAGCACTAAAAAGAATGTCACTATCTATGAAAAGCAAATGTGTAAAATCACTATCTAAAAATTGTGCTACACATAAATTTCTACCTTGTGTTACTAAACTTGATTTCATTAATTGTAAAGTAAACGATACATTTTTTTGATGGCACATAGTTTGTAATTTAATTACAGATTGCATGTAGTGTATAGTTACATCGCTATGTACTGGTGTTGCAACAAATAAACGAATATCTTTTTTTTCTAAATCAATAATTTCGCTATTTTTTTGCACTCAACACTCCTTGTAAAAAACTAGTCCATTCTAACTTTTTCTTTTCCCAACTGTAAAATCGTTTAACAAATTCTTGTTGCATAATTAAGTGTTCATGTATCTCTGGTTCGTGCATCATGTCCACTGCTTCTCGTATCGCATGAGCAAATGCAAGAGACAAGTTTTTAAAATTATTATCGTATGTAACATAGATGGGAAACTCAGAACAAGTTTCATATAGTGCACCATAGTTTGTAACGATACAATACATACCACTCGCCATAGCTTCTAATGCTGAATTACAACTAGTCTCCTCCCAGATACTAGGATATGCAAACATATGGTAGCGATACATAAATTTTTGTATAAAAGAATGTTCTTTGTAACCAATGTAATTTACATTCTCTAATTTTCTAGCTTGTTCATACAATGGCTCATACGCACTTTCATTTTGTTTAGCAAAATCTTCTCCATAAATTTTACAGGAACTAAATACATCTACTTCAACATTACAATCTTTTAGTAAAGACATTGCACCTAACAACACATTTAGTCCTCTCCAAGGTGTAACATGAAACAACATACGCACTCTGTTGCCTTTTTTAAATTCTGTTCGTACTGGAAAATTGTTAACACCATTTTTTATGACATGGCATTTATGTAAAGGTATATCAAACATATATCGAAACTTTTCATAGTTCCAATGTGAATTAAAAATATACCAATCGTACTTACTGTGGTTAGTTTTATCTTTAAACCAAGGTGCTATATTAGGTTGGTCATAACTATTTTTTTGCCACAGTATATTTATTTTATTATTATCTGTAGGTATTTTATCTGGTATAGAAGTACATATCTGAAAATGTTTAAGTAAATCCTCATCAACATAATGTTCTAAAAATCTATGTTGTATTTCTGTTCCGCCTTGTGGTGTCATCTTCCATACTCCAATACTATTTCTTCATTTTTTTTTATTTTTCGTGATGTTATTACATTGTATACCACATAATCATCCCAATCTTGCGTGACGCATAAATAACAATTTGGTTTGTTAGAGTGATTTATAAATCCACCTAAAGGTGTTCTTATATATCCAACTATCATAGGTACTTTAATGTGTGTGCTTCCTAAATCATGTTTTGCGTTTATTTCACAAGATGCAAAAATACCATGTCCTTCTATTTTACTTTTATCTATGTACACTTCCTCTGGCAATGGTTTATAGTAAAACCTATCGTATTTTACTTTCATTCTTTTGTGTCGCTTTTTAGTTGTAATGCTTCTGGTGGTACTATAATTTTTGTGTCTACTGCTATATCTTCTTGCTTTGTATCTGTATTAGGATTATTTACATCATGCTCTGCATCTTCTTTAGTTTTGTATACAGTATTTGTTTTCTTGTTACGATAAGTTGTTTCAGATGCACAGTGAATTATTTTCATAGCACTTAATATCGCATAAATTTAAGGATATATCAATAAAAAACCCTAACTAAATAGTTAGGGTTGAATTGGAGAATAGATTTGAATAAAAATTAATTATAAAGTATCACACTAAATAAAAAAATAAAAGACCTAATTTATTACTTTAGGTCTTTGTATTATAGTTTGCTTTGCACCTTTAAAATCTACTCCGTAATCATTTATCGTGTACTCATCTTCATAATGTTCGTCAAAAAGTCTAGCAAATTTAGGAGTATATAAAGAATGCTTTTTTACTGTAAATTTTATATTAAAAGTTTTACCAACAAGCTCCTCATCACAACCTAAGTCAGATGTACCAATATAAGAATAAATATTTTTTTCTTCGTCTACCAATGTGATAATGTTCACATAAGAAGGAGCTCCATAACAATAAGGGTCTACTTCTTTACACTTAAAATATGTAACAGTAAGTTTTTTTTCCAATCTATCTTTAGGTTGACCCACATACTCAGATTTAGATAATTCTGATAAAATCTTTTTATGTTTTTTCTCTTTCTCTAATTCTCTTTGTTTTTTCTCAGCTTCCCATTTCTTTACTCGTTCTTTTGCTTTATCCTTTTCTATTTGATTGCTTTTTTTAATATCTTTAACCCATTGAGGAATTGTGTCATTAGGGTCTACTTCTTGATAATCGCTATTAATTATTAAATCGTGATTTTTTTCACCATTTTCTTTGACCCATTCTTTAGCTTTCTTGATTGCAACATCTATATTTTTAGATAAAGTCTTAACATACCAATCTTTAACTGTACCATTATAATCTTCAAATGAATGTCTCAAAACATACATTTTATTGCCACCAGTTGAATAGTAATGCGATTTGGCATTAGCTATATCGTAAAGTTCAACTCTTTGAAATTGTCCAGTTGTAATGTAATAATAATTGTTTGTCATTTTTTTTCCTTTGTTATAACTTATTATATCAAATCTTATCACATAATGTCAACAAAATATTAATTCAACCATGCAACTATAGAATATCGATTACCTTTTGTTATAGGTTGCACACTGTGTGGATATAAGAAAGTGCTAGGAAACATAAGCAAATCCCCAGTTTTTAACTCACATTTCGTATATGGAACTCTAGTTTTATTTTCATAAAAAACTATACCACCACCTTCGTAATCTTGATTTAAATTAATAATAACTGAAACGATTCGATTTACAGAGCTATGCACATCTATGTGTGTTTTATAATAATTACCAACTTCATATTTTAAAAGATTAGCACTGTCCATACGCATACGAGGGTTTATATAAGTAAAAAACTTCATGTATTCTTCTAATGCTTTAGATATAACATCTACTAAATAATTTAAATAAATCATATCTTGTTCAACATTTTCGCTAAACCCATATGTTAAAACATCTCTGACCTTAGTATCTTTAATATGTTTTTTTTCTCCTAATACTGTTGCTTTTTGTTTGCAAACTAAATCAGCATACTTCACTATATTGTTTGCCCAATCTTTTGTGACAAAACTTTTT